AGTCGCCAACGGGGTTGAGGGTCTTGAAGCGGTAGTACTGGACGAGGTAGCCGAGGGTGCGGTCTGCCTCTTCGGCGGACCACTCGGCGCGGTGCGGCAGAAGGCTGCGCACCAGGCTGCGCAGCTGGGCATCCGCCATGAGCAGCTTGTGAGCGGCGCAGCGCAAGGCGTCGATCTCGGTCTGCCAACTGGCGGTGTTGCGCACCACGAACGTGACAGCCACGCGGCTTGTGGCGGCGAGCAGTTGGGCGCCAAGCGGGCCGGCGCCCATGGGGTCCATGTCTTCCTCGACCAGCTCGACGATGCACGAGGGGGACTCCTCGACCGTGAGGGCGTCCACCCGATCGCGATACACGCGGTTCTGCAGTGCAGGCAGCGTGAGCAGCACCACCGCCATCCGGGCGGCGACGCGTTCGGCGGCACTGGGCATGGTCAGACCTTGGTGAGTTCCACCATGGAGAAGGCGCCGTCATCCTTCATGCGCGGCGCATTGCGCACGCTGAAGGGCGTACCGTCCACGGTGATGGCCTGGTTGCGCTGCAGCGTGACCTGGGCCGTGATGAAGGTCAGGGTGTACTCATTGCTGAGTGCCAGGCCCCGATCAAAATCGATGACTTCACCGGGCTGGTTGAGCAGCCCGGTGAAGCTGGTGGCGCCCGCGGTGCACGGGACGCCAAAGTCCGCCAAGAAGGCGGACAGGTCTTCGGCGATGGCCATCAGCTGGACTGACCGGCATCGTCGGATGCAGGCGTCTGCACCGGCGCGGCAGTGGTCGATTCAGCGTCTGGCAGGGGTTCGAGCTTGTCGGCATGCGTGGCGGCCACGTCATCCTCGAGCTCGATCTCCTCGCCCCCTGTGGCCACAAGACCGCCGCCCAGGGTGAATGCACACCCTGCGCGGATCAGGTACTTGCGGGCCATGTCAGGTCGGGGCCTTCTGGGGGGCTTCGGCCTTGGGCGTCACGCCCATTGCTCGGAGCGCTTCAGCCACACCTGCAGCCACAGCCACAGCCAGCGGGTTGGCGACCTCGGCCTGCTTGGCCTGCTCCTGAGCGGCTTCGCGTTCCTTGGTCTTGTCGACCGGCTTGGCGTCCTTGTCCGCAATCCGCGCGCGCTGGCCAGCCAGCAGGTTGTCGGCCACGTCGTCGTCGACGTTGATGACGGAGTCCTTGTAAGCGACTTTCATCTCGCCCGGCTCGCCGGACGGGATGAAGCAGTCGCTGATGATCAAGACCTTTTTCATGATGGTTCCTTGAAAGAGAAGCGGGCCTGCCGGAACGACACGGCAGGCCCAAAAGGCTGCGGTTGACAGCCGGGGAGCTAACGGGTGAAGGTCAGACGGTCAGCGCGTCCAGCATGGCGCTGAAGCTCTGGGGACGGCGCACGGCGACATCGATCGTCTGATAGATGTGCATGCGGATGATGCGGTTGGCCGCCTGGGTGAGCGCGTCGGGCAGGATCTCGGCTGCGCCCCACTCGCCCACCAGCAGATCGGCCCAGTTGCCGAAGAACAGCGCGGAGCAGACGCCGGTGGAGGTGCCTTTGGTGAGGTCACTGCGCACGTTGTTGCTGACGCCAGCGCGGTAGCCGTTCATGCTGCCGTAGAGCGAGGCATCGTCACCCGGCATGGCGCCCATCCAGATTTCCTGGCCATTGGTGCCGGTGAACTTCTGGGTGCGCTTGAGGCGGGCGCGGACGCGGGTGTTGGTGAGGTAACCCACCGAGCCGAACGCCGCGTTCTGGTTGGCCACCTGGGCTTCCAGATCCACGATGTTGTCCCAGGTGGGCGCGGCACCGTTGGCGCCGCCCGCCACAGAGCCAATGCCGGCGGTGGCGGCCAGACCCGTGGGCTGGTTGCTGGCACCGGTGCCGTGCAGTGCAGAGAAGTCCAGCGCAACGGCCATGGACTCGATCAGGTCGGCACGGATGAGGCCTTCTGCCGCCGGCGTGGCCTGCAGCAGCAGATCACGCGTGACGTCCTGAATGGCGTGGGCGGTCTTGGGCGACAGCGTCACTTGGTTGAAGCTGGAGTCGCTTTCAGCCGCAGGACCTGCCTGTGCAACCCAGTTGACCGTGACTTGACCGCTCTGACGCGGAATGGCGACGTTGCCCACAAGACCAGTGAGGATGCGTGCACCCATGCGGCGCACCAGCGATGCGTTGCGCAACAGGGTGATGAAGTCTGCGGCGAGCAGGTTGGTGGCCACCAAGTTGCCACCGAGCGTGGGCGTGGAGGTGGCCAGGTCACGCTGAGCGGCGATGACGCGGTCACCAATCATGAGCTGGCCGTCCTGAACGCGGACACCAGGCAGCGGCTGGGACATGACATCGAGCGGCAGGTACATGCCACTGCCCTGGCCGCGCACGCCGTGCTTGTCCAGCGCGTCGCGCACCTGCTTGGCGCACTCATTCTCGAACGGGGCCAGGCTGGTGTCCTTCTCGATGATGCTGCGCAGGTAGGCACGCACGCTGAAGCTCTTGGCCTCCTTCTGGCTCAGGCCGATCTGGGAGAGCGGGTTTTCCAGCGGCTTGTCACTGCCGCGCTTGTGCAGCTCATCGAGCATGAGGCCGCGGAACAGCTCCAGAGAGGTGCCCTTGGCAAGGTGCTCCTCGGCCAGGGGGCGCATGTTGTGGCGGGTGCCCAGCTCGAGGATGCCTTTGCTGCGCTCCTTTTCGGCCTGGACGGCATCGTTGCGGATCTTGTCCAGATCCACCGTTTCAACAGCGGTCTTTTCGGTCACGGTCTTCTCCTGAGGTGACGGTTTCGGGGGGGTGTTGTCCTCAGCGCCGCGCCCGACGCCGACGGTCATGTCGGCGGGGATCGACACCAGGCTGACTTCCAGCGGGCGCCAATCGGTCACGCGGTACGTCCTCGCCTCGCCCTCTTGCTTCACCAGCTCGAGTTCGCGGATTTCGTAGCCGACGCTGACGTTCACGCGCACGCCGTCTTTGGCGTCCTGCATCTCCTGCTCGGCGCGCTCGCTCTTACCGAAGCGAATGCGGGCGCGACCTTTCCGATCGCGTCCGAGCTGGGCGCTGCGGACAACGCCAATCTGTGTCCAGGCATCGTGATCGGCCAGCACCGGAGCGCGGCCTGATGCCATCCAGGACATGTCCATTTCGCCGGGGTCATGACCGAGGATCTCGGTCCCCCACCAGCGGTCGTAGGGTTCTTCGCTGCTGAACGAGAGGTCCAGCTCGCGGGTTTCTTCGTCAAGCTCGCTTGCACGCAGGGCGGTGCTGACGTACTGCACCAGTTCAGGCGGTTGCTCGGCGCGTTCGCCTTCCACAGGTGCATCGGCACCTTCGAGTGCAGGCGTCTTGACTGCATCGGCCACGCGAAGGCGCTGGCCGACCTTGAGACCGGCCAGGGCGCTGCGCAACTGCTCACGGGCAGGGTTGTCTTCTTTGGTCCAGAAGCGGTGGCTATGAAGCGGCTGCATCGTCTTCTCCGGCAGGCTGGGGTTTGGTGGTGGACTCTTCGCCAGGCTCGGCGGGCTTGCCCGCGTCATCCACAGCAGGGGTCTTGTGGGCACTGGCCGCAGCGGTATTGAGCGTCACGCCCTTTTCACGTGCCTGCTGCTCTTCGTTGGCCAGTTCATCGAGGATGTCTTGCCAGTCTTCGCCGGCCTCGGCGCAGATGCGGGTGCGACTGCGCACACCGAGCGCGACAGCCTGCGCATTGGCGGCAATGTCTTTTTGAGGGTCCGGGCTGCGCCACGGCCGGGTGATGAAGAGCGGCTTGTTGAGCCGGTCGAAGGCATCCATGGGCATGCGCCCGATCTGGCCGAGGTCCAGCCCCATGCGCAGCCAGTGCTCGAACACGGGGACGCAGATCCCTTCACGCAGCAGGCCTTGGATGGCCTCGTAGGTGTCTCGGTCTGCGTTTGCGCCATGCCGCATCGAGCTGAGGCTGACGTTCTCGTAATCGCTGGCCAGGGTGTTGTAGGTCAGGCCGACACCGGAGGCGAATGCGCGAAGCATTGCCTTGATGAACGACTCCATCTTGTCGTTTGGGTAGGCCGGGTCGTAGGTCTCGAAGTCCCAGCCGGCGGGCAACACGGCAAAGGTTCCGGGCTCGGCTTCCTCGACCAGATTGCCTTCTTCATCCTCTTCGTCGGCCACGGGTGTTCCATCGGCGCCGGGCAGACTTTCTGCGGGCGCACCGGCCATGGGTGAGGGGGGCTTGTAGAAACCCATCTTGCTGGCGCCTTGGCGCGCAGCCACCAGCGCCGCTTCTTCGTAGCCGCCGAGCATGGCCATACGGCGCAGCGCCGCGTAAATCCAGGGCACGCCGCGCGTGGTGCCGGGGCGCATTTCTTCGCTCAGGAAGATGTGCAGGATGCGATCTGCCTCGACGCGACGATGACGCTGCAGCGGCGCGTTGACGACGTCATCACCCGGATGGACGTTGTGAAACCAGTAGGCCTGTGGGCGCATGTACGCGTCGACCTCAACGCCCATGCGGATGCTGTTTCCACTGGGCAGCTGGCCGACGCCGGGATAGGCGCCGTTGGTGCCAATGTTGAGCGTCTCGTCCAGGAGATCCGGGTCGATCATCTGGAAGGCCATGCCGAAGCGACCGAAACGCCGCCCGACCAGGCGCTCGATGATCACCTCGCCATCCCGAGGCAAGGCATAAGCGGCCATGCGCTCAAACTGGGCGCGGGTCTGGCGACCGTCTGCAGTGAAGACGCCGCGCTTGCTGAACTCGGCGTAGGCCTGCTCGACCGTGTCGTTGGCGTCTCGATCAAGCTGCTTGGCGCCGTCTTTAAGGCGCTGCTTGTAGATCTTCATCTGCAGCTCGAACCCGCGCGGGCCGGCAACGTTGTTGCAGATGAGCTGCAGGAAGCGCTTGACGTACTCGTTGTCGATGGCGAGCTGGCGCGAACGGATACGCATGACCCGCAAGCTTTGGCGCACCTCGGAATTGCCCGATCCAGAGCCGGTGAGCGCCATGAGGTCGGCCACCAGGCGGTCGTTACCGGCGGCCATGTACTTGGCCATGCCGCTGCTGCGCGGGCGTGCGCTGCGCAGGTTGAACGTGGGCTCGCGCCGCCAATCAAGGCCAGGCTGGGCCACGGTCTTCAACGCAGGGGCGTCGGGCAAAGCGTTGCCCTGCCCGCCGAACAAGCCGGCCAGCATGTCTTTGAATGCCATGGGATTGTTCTCAGCTGGGGCGCGTGAAGCGCGTCAGGATCTTGTTTTTTGGGCGCAAACCCTTGGCCAACCGATCGGCTTGCTCTTCCACGCGGACCTGACCTTCCCAGTAGTGGATCTGCTGGATGATCTCCTCGGTGGACCGGAACTCCATCTCGCGCTCACCGATGCGGTACTTGCGCTTCGTACCGTTTGAAGCAGTGAAAGCTGCAAACGCGGCCTTGGCGTCTTCCAAAGCCTTCTGTGCCACGCTACGCCCGTCATAGCCGGCAGTAACGGTGCGCGGATCGGGCCGAATGGTGATCTGGCCTTGATCAACCGTGTACTTCTCCGCGCCCTTCTCCACCCAGGCGGCCCAGCTGTACTCCCCAGCGGCCCAGTTCGTGGTGGCGCTGGCGGGTTGCTGGACGCGGTAGATGTCGCCCTCGGCCAGGGCGTTGAACTCGATGGGTGCGCCGGTTCCACGTGGAATGAGCCGGTAGCGCAGCAGCCAGCCCTGGCTGGCGGGGTAGTCGGGTGCTGACGTTGTGAAGTTGAGGCTGTCGCCTGCAATGAGTTGCTGTTGCATCAGCCGATCCTTCGAGCGGGTGCGTTCAGCCGCGCGGTGCCTATGCGGGCAGGCGGGGCGGGCGTGAGTTCAATTTCTGCCGGATCAGCGGCGGCGATGGCGCTGCCAATGCGCTCGGCCTGGTCCAGCAAAGGGTTGGGGCCGACGCGGCCAGTGCCCAGGGCGGTGTAGACGGGGCCACCGGCCGTGATGGCGCCGGTGATGGGCGCCAGCGGGGTGTTGAGAGTGGCGGCGATGTCTACGTGGCCTGATACCGCCCCCAGCACCGGACCCAGCGCACCGCTGACTTGCGCTTGCACGCCGGCCGCGCCGGCGGCCGTGATGGCGCCGGTGATGGGGCCGATGCCGGCGGACACTTGGGCCGCAGCGCGGGCGGCGGCGCTGACAGGGCCGGATACCTCGGCCAGCGGTGCGCTGATGGTGCCGGCAATGCGGGCGCTGGCAGAGACGGCGCCCGTGACGGAGGGCAACGCTGTCGCCACGGTGGCGGCTACCCTTGCCGAGGCGGTGACTGTGCCGGTGACCGCGCCCAGTGGCGTACTGACGCTGGCTGCTACACGCGCTGCGGCAGTGAGGGTGCCGGCCACGGGATCGAGCGCACCGGCCACGGTGGCGGACACGCCGCCGCCAGCCGCGCTGGCGGTGATGGCGCCGGTGACTTCGCCCAGGCTGGCATTAACGCTACCTGCGACGCGGACCGCAGCGGTGATGGCGCCGGTGACGGCGCCGAGCTGGCCGTTGACTTGCGCGTTGAATCCCAAAGACTGCTGAAAGCCGTCTTGTTGAAACGCGCCCGCTTGGAAGGCCATGCCTAAAAGTCGCTTTCGACGTAACTGCGAACTAGATCGACGTTGGCGGCGGCTGCGGTGGTGCCATTGCGCACTTGCAGGTGGCGGCCCAGTAGCGTGCCTGCAGTGGGGATGTCTGTGGTGTAGCTGGTGTCCAAAAGCGTGGTGGCCGTGCCGTCAAAGTTCTGCAAGCGAACCGTGACAAACACCTCGGAGCCGTTGGGTCGAGAAAAGAGCACCAGATCCAGGACCTGGTTGACGGCGTAGGCTTGGCCCAGGTTGACCTTTTGCACGGTGCCCGTTCCGGTGCGCCGCGCAAACTGCCAGGTGCTATCGGCGCTGTCTTTGATCAGCGCGAGCACGTTGGCCATTGCACTGGGTTCGCCTGCCAGCGCGCCAGTGTCCGATGACAACCCGCAAACCACTTGTGCGCCAGCCAGCGCAATGCTGCCGCTGCAGATGCGTTTGTGGATGAAGAAGCCGCCGCGACCGGCAGCGTTGCCGCGCCAAATGGTGTTGACGGCATCCCGCACACCGGAAGCGTTGCCAGCGGTGGTGCTTGTGGCGAAACGTGTGCGATACAGCGATTCGGCCAGCGTGGTGATCGCCGGTGCGGGGTGACTCAGCGTAGCCGCAGTGGTGGGCGTCAACCCCACCGAACCAAGACCGGTTCCGCTGCCCGGATTCCACAGCATGATTCGGTTGCCGAAGAAGGCCGGCTGGATGGCGGAGTCCACCCCAGACGGCCCTACAAAGTGCAACAAGCGGCGGCCCGTACGGGTTTTGCTGTAGACCTTGAGGCCGGTCGCGGGCGCTGACGGATCACCGGTGTTGTCGGGCAGGTCCACTGCTTCAACGACCTGATGATCTTCGTTCCAGTTGGACGGGCGCACTTGCGAGGCGTCTGCGCCGTCCTGGGCTGCGGACTGGAACGCGTGCTTGATGCTCACGCTCAGGCCCCAGGCAAGGTGAGCGCGTAGGCGGTGACGGTGACCTGCTGGCCGTTGGCGATGCTGGTGTTGTCCAGCGTCATGTCGCCACCGCCGCCGGTGGCGGTGATGTTGCCTTGCTCATGCGTGACGGTGCCGGCGGTGTTCTTTATGCGGTAGTGGCCGGCGGTACCAGCCGCGCCGGCGTTGGCCTGCCAAGTGCCCAGCAAGGTCTTGCTGCCTGCAGAGGCTGCGTTGAGCCAGTCTGCGGGCAGGTTGATGGTGGCAAGGAGGGTGCCGCTGTCGGCCGCGGCGCAGTTGGCCGGGGGCGCGCCGGTGCGCAGCTCCAGACGCGGGCTGGTGCCGACGATGGTCTCGAAGCCGTCGCCCCAGTTGTTGCGCACGGCGTCGCTGAATTGACGTGGCATGGTGTTCTCACCTGTTCCAGTTGTTCACGAAGCCCTTGCGGGGCCGAGGAAGTTTTTTGGCTACGCCCCGCCGAGCGGCGATCAGCGCAGTAACACGGTCTTGCTCGGCCGGGGTCTGGTCGGCCAAATCTGGCTGGGTATCAGCCTCAGGGGCAGGTGCAGGCGTCTGCACGGTGCCGTCGAACATGTCGGCCTGGATAACCTTGCCGAAGATCTTTTCCCGGTTGCGCCACACGGTTTCTTCGTGACTGCCGGCGATGCCATAGAGCAGCGCTGCGTAGGCGTAGACCTCGCAGTCCCAGGCCTCGTTGCGCTGCCCGGTCTTGACCCACACCAGGAACTTCTTGCCGCGCGCGTCACGCTTCCACTGGCGCTTCTCGCCACGCAGCTGCTTGTAGTAGTCGGCTTGGAAGCCGATCGGGAAGTGGTAGTGGCCACCGCCGGGCTTGACGAAGTCCAGCCGACTGGCGATCAGGTTCTTGATGCTCTGAGTGCCGATCATCCGCAGCTCAACGCCACCTGGCACGGGCTGGCCGCGCCAGGTGAAGTCGATCTTCTTGGGCTTGCCGATCTTGGGCGCGTCGTAGCTGGCTGCGCCCTTGATGGCAAACCAGTGCTTGCCACGTAGCTGGGCCTCGCGACAGAAGGCGTACACGTCTTCTGCGTGGTGGCCACCGGTGTCGATGGCGGCGATCTCGACCCGCATGATCTGGCCGCTCTCATGCTTGATGGGGGCGCTGAGCAGATCGCGCAGCTTGCCCCAGGTCTCGGGCGCGGCGGGGCTGCCGTAGATCTCGCCGTGCCAGACGCCCCAGCTCTCCTGCCCTCGGCCAAACGCACGGATGACCACGGCCAGGCGGTTGTCCTGCACGTCGACGCCGGCGGTGGCGATGAGCCCACCCATGGGGCAGGTCATGAGGTCGTAGCGCTCGGCGCGCTGCTGCAGGGCGTCGGCCCCGACCTCGGTGCGCACGCTGTCTGCGTAGCACTCACCGAGCACGGTGTTCTTGAAGGCCTTGAGCTTTTCCTCGTCGCCTTGCGCGTCCAGCCACTCCTGCACCAGGCCGGGCCATGGGCGCCAGCCGATTGGGGCAATGAGGGCGGGCAGGTGCCAGCTGGCGATGCCGGGGCGGCCTACCGCAGTGGCCTCCCAGTAGGCCACGCCTGCGGCTTTGCACTCGGCCTCGGTCCAGTGCTCCTGGCGCCCCCAGTTCTTGCCCTTCCAGGTGGCCTCGGTGTTCAGCGCGCCGCAGTCGATGCAGGCGTACTTGACTGTTTCTGGGTCGCCGTCCACCCACTTGAACTGGGACCACACCAGCGGCTGGCCGTGGCCACAGTCCGGGCAGCACAGGTGGTACTTGCGCTGATCGCCCGTCTTGTAGCCGTTGTCGATGGCGCTGCTGCCTTCGACGGTGGGCGTGCCATCGGCGTACAGCCGGAACTTTCGCCCGAAGTTGGAGCCCCGCTTGCGCGCCAGAGTGATGGGGTCACCCTGGTTGCCGATGCCGGCGGGGAACTCGTCTGGCTCTTCGAGCTTGATGTAGCGGATGGTGCTGGACTTGAGCGCACCGACCCGGTTTGCACTGACCAGCCGCATGACGCCGCCGGGGTACTTCTTGCGCAGCTTGGTGTTGTCTGCGCCCTTCTCGCTGGGCGGGCGCACGCGCTGGCGCAGCACCTTGGAGCTGCGGCGCATGGCCTCGAAGCGCGTCATCTCCCACTGCTTGGCGTCATCCAGCGTGGGGAACACGACAAGCATGCTGCCGGCTGCCGTGCAGATGGCGTGGCCGATGAAGTTCTCGCCTGCTGCTGAGCCGCCGAGCTGGTGGCCTTTTTTGACCCAGCCCTCGGTGTAGCCGGTGCCAGGCGACATCGTGTTCATGATGTCGATGAGGTACGGCGTGCGCGTGTTGCGCCACTGCCCCGGCTCAGGGGTGTCTGGCGGCAGCCAGCGCTCCTGAGTGGCCCAGCTGGCGATGGACACGCGCGCGTCTGGCCGCAGGGCGTCCACCAGCGCCTGCGCGAACCGTCGTTTGGCGCTCATGCTTCTTCATCGTCGTCCGGCGTGTCGACCAGCAGCGCTTCCACGCTGACCGAGCGCAGCGCCGCATCGATCTCCTCCTGGAGGAGGCTCTCGCACTCGACTGGGTCGGTGATGGATGCGAGCTGCGCGCTGATACGCGCTCCGATGTTGCCCAGCGAGTCGCGCAGGACACGCAGCGCGGTGCCAGCGATGCGTGCCGCATCGTCCACGTGCAGCAGCTCGCCGCGCTCGCGCTGCAGCTCCATCCGCTCGCGCTGGATCTTGAGCTGCAGGTGCTCGGTCCGCGCCTCGCGGAAGCCTGGATCTGACTCTTCACCAGGCGTCTTCAGGTCCGACTCCGGATCGTCGGGTACCTCGGCCCCGGACTGCGTATCCGGCGGGGCGTCTCGGCGCGGGGGGTGTATCGGTTCAGCCAGGCCGGGCAGCGAGGGCTGCTCGGTGCGCTGCTTGGCGGGGTCGGTGTGGCGGATCCAGTCGCGGTCGGCCTGGTCGCTGTCGATCAACTTGCGCGGCTTTCCGTTGTTCTCGACCACAACGGTCTTGATCCGCCCTGCCTCGATCGCCTTCTGCACGGAGTACAGCTCGCATTTGCGATGCCGCGCGTACTCGCGGTATCCCATCAGCGGCATGTCTACTCCTGACCAAGGGCGGCGCCTTGGTCATCTGACCATTCAGTGACCACCCAAAATGAAATGTTGTGAAGACGTCTGCATCGCCGTCGCGAATTGCCCGCAGGCGGGGGAGCCCAGGGAGGACCCGTTCAGTTCGATAGGGCGCCGGTTCATCGGTACCGCGCCACCGCGGCCTGCAGGGCCGAAGGGAAGCGAGTCCGGACCACCCGGTCCGCATGCCCGTAGAAGTCGAAGCGGCGCTTGTAGGAAGCGCTGCGCTTGGGGAGCAGCACCAGTGGCACCAACATGCCACGGCCGCCCGATTCACGCACCCGCTTGTAGATCCCAGCGGGCCTGCCATCACCAGGCTCGCCGTAGAACAGGTCGACCTTGTTGCTCACACCAAAGCGCCTGCTCTGAGCCCTTGTGGCGCGCTTGCCTTCTTTGGCTCTCTGCACCAGACGCTTGATGGTGCCTGCAGGCATGTTGCCGAACTCATTGAGCTTCAGCTGGCCAGGCAAGCGCAGGGCGATGCGCTTTGGAGCGCGGCGTCCGCCCTTGATCTGGTACTGCAGATAGGCAGCCTGCATCGGGAGAATCACCAGAAAGCCCTGCAGGTCAGACTTGCGGGCAGGCCGCACCGCAAAGCCCCGCTTTGTGAACGGGGTCGGCCGATCCAGATCTCGCTCAAGGGCCGCTGGCATGGTGTCCCGTGCCATGCGCAGTGTGGCGTTGATCGCCTGAGCTGCTGCGAAGCGATGCTTCTGTGCAAGGGCGCGATGCGCAGCCAACACCTGCTTGGTGTTGCTGGTAACCGTGACCTTCACCGCAGCGCCCCAACGAAAAAGCCCCGCTGGTGCGGGGCTTTGATTGCCACAGCGACAGTTGCTGCGAGCATGACCAAAAAGTACCCCAAGTGTTTCAAGTGGTCAAGATGTAGCGACCAATTGGTCGGCGCTAAAGAGTTCAAGCAGCCTCTCGCATCCTGCTTGCTCCATCTCAGACCACCGATGTCGCAGCTGCTTGGCTGACCGGCTGAGCATCGAGATGCTCACGCCCGTGTCTGCCTGGATCTTTCGATAGCTCAAGCCCTCACGCTGCTCGACGCCGAGGTAACAGCCCCACACCAAAGCGCGCAACGCCGTCAGGCTTTCAAAGTGAACCTGCGGCGCTGCATCGCGCACCAGCACCTCGATGCTGGGCGCACGGTCCGGGTTGCGCACCACGTATCGCGCCTTGATGCAGGCCCGCTCCAGCTCGGCCAGGTGATCGTCCACTACCGCCCGGATCATCGCGCACTGCCCGCGCACCTCCATGGGGTTCATGCCGGCGAAGTTGAGCGTGCTGACCGGGTGGCGCCAGACGCCGTTTTCCTTCATCAGCCGCTCAAGGGCCAGACCCATCATCGAGGGGCGGCTCACAGGCAGCGTTTCCATGAGGTAGGCGAAGTGCAGCGCCTGGCCGATCGAGCGAAACATGGCGGCTTCCATCTTCTCTTCCCTTCTCTCTCTCAAAACAACAAAAAAACAGTTACGCAGTTACGGGTGGGCGCGCGCGCGTGTAACCACGAAACCCGCGCCAGTGCTTGCGAGTTACGCGGTTACGCGGTTACGCACTCCTGCGCGTGACGTGTGTGCGCACGCGCGCCCACGCATGCACGCGCACACACGCACCCGCACATGTCACGTGAGGCCAAAGCGCGTAACCGCGTAACTCGCTAGTACTGGCGCGGTTCTTGGCCTGTAACCGGGTCGTAACCACCTCGTAACCGCGTAACCGGTGCAGGGCATGCAGCTCAGTCATGGTCCAGCCCCAATCCGCTGTGTTCTTCGCCCATGTAGGCCTTAAATGCCGCCAAGAACTGCTCTGCGCACTCAGTGCCCCACATCATTTCTGTCTTGCCTTCCGGCGGCTCACCAAAGCGCAGGCAGCGCGTGGCCTTGGCCACGTCATGCCCGAACTGGAGCTTGATCACCTTGCAGCGCACATCCATGCCGCGCTGCTGACAGAAGCGCTCGACCATCGGCGTGAAGATCTGCTGTTTCTCTGGGAAGCGCTCCCCAGTGCGCTGGCAGTACTTCAGGTAGGCCCGGTAGACCAGGTTGATGGGCGCGGTCATCTGCGGCAGGTCCACCACGCCTTCGAGCCAGTCGGCCATGAAGCGGTCCGGGCTCTTGCGGTTCATCTCGATCAGCCGGCGCTTGGCCTCGGTCATCGGCGGGCGCCAGAATTCGTCGTAGTCCTCGGTGTCGTAGGTGAGCAGGTAGTGGTAGAGCGCTTGCGCCCCGCCCCCTTCCAGCCACGACCTGACGCGTGTGAACAGGCCCGGATCGCCCACAGGCGGGTGCCACACCACGAAGTACCGCCGGTCGCTGTTGTCCAGCGCCAGCGGCTTCAGCTCGTTGGAGAGGAACACCACGTTCATCTGGTTGCGCTCTTCGCGCCTGGGCAAGCCCTTCGGGTTGATCTGCACCGTCGGGCTCGTCACCACCGCCTTCAGGCGGTTCTTGTTGTGCACCAGCTCCTGAGCAGCCACCACTTCGTCGGCCACCACATAGAGCGCGCAGCTGCGCCAGTCGTTGAAGCGGTCTTCCAGCTCGTCCTGGCCGACGATCTTGTGGTACTGCCCGTAGCAGCGGCCCACGCTCTCGAAGAGCAGGTTCTTGCCCACGCCTTCCTCGCCATGGAACACCAAGGCGGTGCGCAGCTTCACACCCGGCTTCTTGAGCGGGTACGCCAGCCAGCAGAGCACCCAGTGCACGAGTTTTTCGCGCTCTTCCTCGTCTTCAGTGGCGTCGCGCATCAGGTAGCGCAGCAGATCCATCCATGGTGTCACATCGCCCGGCGCGGGTTCCAGCGGCCAGCCGGCAAACAGGTTCACCTTGCCGTCCACGTGCTCCGCCGTGCTGGGGTCAAACACCACATCGGTGGGCAGCACCATGCGCCGGTCCGCGTCTTCCTTCCAGGCGCGCACCTCACTGCTGCCGTAGGCATGCGTGGCCGCGCTCACCTTCATGAGCATGCGCTTTTGCATGTCCACGCAGGTGTCCGTGCCGTACACCAGCGCGAAGTGGTCAAAGAGGTACTTCAGGCGATCGAGGTTGAGCTTGCGCCCGCCTCCGCGCGTTTTCTGTTTGCCCTCAGGGGGTGGGGGGGAATCAGACGGCGCGGCGGCCGTCTCGCCTTCGCCCCACTCGTTGGGGGGCGGCTCACCTGCAGCAGCGGGTGTTGAATTGGCGGCAGGCCGGCGCGGCCTGCCGGAGGTTTTGGGCGGCACCCAGCCCGCGTCCATGGCCCGGCGGAACACCACGCCCAGCGCCTCGTCCGCCGTCTTGCTGGTGGCCCGGAAGCTCTTCCAGTGCCCGCGCAGATCGCCCTCGCCGGGGTACTTGTCACTGCCACGGCTCCAGTCGTTCCACAGGTCAAAGCCCGCGTCACCAAACGCGTCGCGCAGCGCCCAGCCAATCGAGATCCAGTCGTTGTACCCACAGCTGGGTGGAATGCTGAACAGCGCCTTCTCGCAGCGCTGTCGCAGATCATCCGCAGGGCGTGGCGCCGGCGGAATGCTGGGCCGCCCATTCGTCAGCAGCGGCGCGTCAGCCCCGGCCGCCTTGTTGCGCCGCGCCGCCTTGGCTCCGTCGACCAAACTGCGCAGCCAGGCCAGGTCTTCGGGGCGGATGGGCTGCACATCCAGCGGCGTGCCCTCCCAGCGTTCGCCCGTGAAGGTGAAGTACTGCTTGCCGGCAAACACCTCCAGGCCAATGTCGTTGTCCTTGAAAGTCTCCGTCTCACCCCGGACGATGATGTGCAGCCCAGTGCGGCTTGGGCTCCACTCCGTGTAGCTGGATACGCGCTCAAGGATCTCCGTGGCCATGGGCGAGATCTCGCCGTCATCGCTCACCGCGCCATCGATGTCGATCCCGATCAGCCCGTCACCCGGCAGAAAGGCAAAGCCCAGGCCGGCATGCTCACCCGCCGCCAGCTTGGCCTGCGCCATGTGCACCGGCACCAGGCGTTTGCGGTCTTTCTCATCGCCCTGCGTGCCCACCCGCTTGCCGCCGCTCACGTAGTACGGCACCTTCAGCGGCTTTGTGCGCTTTGGGTCACGCTCATATCGCCACACCAGCCACTGGCGCAGGCCCTGCATTGTGGGCGGAATGTGGAGCGAGGCTGCTCCGTTGCGTTCAGCCATGCCTGCCCCGGATCAGCGAGGCGTCCGGTGGGCGCGGGGCACGCTGCTCGCGCGTGCCATCACCTGCTCAAGGCGCTTGGCCGCGGCAGCGCTCTGCTCAAGCAGCTTGTTGTGCTCCCGCAGCAGCGCCTGCAGCTCGTCTTCTGGTTCCAGCGGCTGGGGTTCGGCGTAGCCACCCTCGCGCGCCATGTACTGCATCACCGCGTGGCAGCCCACCTGCCCTGCGCGGGCCGCCAGCCACACCACCTGGCTGGGGCTGAACTTCTCGCGGCGCTCCGCGTTCAGGCAGGCGTTGATCATGTTGTGCGCCTGGCTGGCCGGCAGGTCCGGCCACATCTCGCAGGCCACCTTCTTGCGGCCACCCAGGGCGTCGATCGCGACGGCGAGTGCGTCTTCGATGCACTCGAAAAACAGGGCTTGCTGTTGCATTCCACGGGTCTCCATTTTTTATGGACAGCTATGTACAGACGTCTGAACCGCAAACGAGCACAGTGGCGTCATGACGATCAACGCCCCGTACCTACTGGAAAAAGAAAGCCCCGCGGCAGAACCGCCGCGGGGTGAAACTCAGCGTGTGCTGAGAGGAGACATCCGCATGGATGCTCAGGCGGCCCGCTCCTGCCCGTGCGCCGGCAACTGCCAAGAAGCCACGCAGGGAGGGAGTGCAGGAGCGGGCCATGACTTGCAATCAGGCCGTGGCGGCGGTGGGTGTTGCAACCGAGAGTTCGGGCGCGGCGCTCTGGCGCAGCACGCCCCAGTTCACGTCGGGCCGCAGCAGCTCGCAGGGCACCCGGTCGCCCAGCTCGCCGGTAATCCGTTCGATTTCGGGCGCCCGCTCCGCCGGCACCCCGCGGACAAGCCACATCGCGATCACGCCGCCATGGGCCAGGCCGAGCTGCTTGGCCAGCTTGTCTTTGCTGCCCACGATCCGGGCGGCCTTATTCAGTGCTTCTGCAGGACTCATCAATTCACCTCACGATTCGTGATCCTAGATCACACGAAACGAGAAAGCAAACCCTCACGTCTTGTGATGGAATGAACCCATGACATCCGTAGGCAGCCGTATCCGTGAGGCCCGCAAGGCCAAAGGATTGAATCAAGAGCAACTGGCCGAGGCGCTGGATCTCAGCACCAGTGCCATTGGCATGTACGAATCAGACCGGCGTGAGCCCTCCCTTGAGGTGTTTGAGCGCCTGGCCAAAGCCCTGGGCGTACGTCGCGAAACACTGGCCTTTGGCGAAGACGCCTATCCGCAGGGCGGGATGGCCACCCGGCTGGATGCCAGCGAGGCGATGCCGCGCGTGCCCGTGGTGGGCACCGCGTCAGCAGGCACTGACGGCCACTGGTACGAGCTGGAGTACCCCACCGGCTACGGTGACGGGCACGTGATCTACCCTAGCAAAGACCGCAACGCCTATGCCCTGCGGGTCAAGGGCGACAGCATGCGCCCCCGCATCAAGCCGGGTGAGTTCGTGGTGATCGAGCCCAACAGCACAGTCACGCCAGGCGATGAAGTCCTGGTCAAGACCAAGGACGGCCGGCAGATGATCAAGGTGCTGGCCAGCCGGCGCCGCGGCCAGATTGAGTTGTCATCGGTCAACAACGACTACCAGCCGCTCACCTTTGAAGAGTCGGAGATCGAGTCCATCAGCTTGGTGGCTGGCATCGTCACCTCGACCCTGTATTCCGCTGAGTAGACAGCCGAGCGAAGTCGCTGGAAAAATCCACAGCCTCAACCCAGGACCCGCAATAGCCATGGCCAAACAGATGATCTGCCGCGCATGCGGCCACGCCGGACCCGCCAAGAAGATCACCAAGGGCTCGATCTTCATCGAGATCATTGCCTGGCTGATGTTCCTGCTGCCCGGCGTCATCTATTCCCTGTGGCGCCACGGCAGCCGCTACCAAGGCTGCGCCAGCTGCGGCTCCAAGGACATCGTTCCGGCCGACAGCCCCATCGGCAAGCAGCTGCAAAAGACCCTCGCCGCCGGCGACTAAGCCCACCTCACGAAACGTGTTGACCTGAACATCACGTTTCGTTATCCTGCAATCTCACATTTCGTGAGGTTGCAGGATGAACAGCTACCGCTGCTACTACACCCCGCTCGACAGCGACCACAGACCGGTCCTGTCCGAGACGGGCGTGTTGCCCTATATCGACGTGCGCGCCGGCAATGCCGAGCAGGCCCAGCGCGCAGCCCACAAGAAGCTCCACGCCCCCATCGCCCAGGTTGAGCGGCGCGAAGGCGGCGCCCGATGAGCGCCCGCCTGATCCCCTTCCGCGCCACCGTGCGCACGGCTGGATCCACCACCAGCCACTACATGCTGGCCGCGCACAGCGTGGATGTGCTGCTGGCCATGGCCGAGCGCTACGCGGGCTGTGCATACGCCTGCACCGTAAAGCCGCTGCTACAAGGCGGTGCCGCATGATCCGGGCCGTCTTCGCCCTGCTCTGCCTGCAGTTCAAGCGCTGCGTGTATAGCTCCGCTGGGCTGCGGCCAGAAGACTGGGACGCCAACATCCGCGCCAATGAACGCGCCCTGCAGCGCGTCAACAAGCAGATCCACCGGCTGAACCGCGCCCAGCGCGATGACCATCGCCACTGGCGTGAGCCCCAGCTGCAGCGCCTGCACGCCAAGCGTGCACGCCTGGAGCGCGAGAACGCCGCCCTGATCGTCGAGCGCGCGACATGCGCCACAGATCTCGGAGAGCCGGCATGAGCACCCACCCGGCCTACACCACGGTGGATCTCACCACCTTCCAGCCGCGCATTCAGGCCGTGCTGCTGCGCAACCTCGGCGATCTCAAGCGCGGGCAGCGCGTCACTGTGCGCGAGGCCGCCGAGTGGTTTGACCAGGTGCAGCACACCACGGTGCGCATGCATCTCAATGCACTGGCGCTCTTGGGCTACGTGCGCGAGACGCGCAACCGCCAAGACGCGAACACACCACCCGGCCGCGGCGGCGTGGCAATCACCTACCAGCTGGCCAGCCACATCGTGCTCATCGACACGGACTGCGGCGTGGACGCCAAGGCCCCGTACCTGAAGGACGAGGCATGAACACCCACCACCTAGCCGCCAGCGCGTTTGCGCTCGGGGCCCGCCAAGCCCGTGGTGGCGAGGCCTGGGACCCGCGCCTGCCGGCCGTCACCTTCGCCGCGGTCGAACTCGACGACGCCGACCGCGTGATCCTGCAAATCATCTGTGAGGAGGGCTTCACGTGGAGCAACCAGCAGACCGCGATCGGCCGGCCGATCCGCCCGAGCTACAGCGCGCTGCAGGCGCTGGAGGATCACCCCCACCTGGCGAAGGCCCTGCCCATGCCGGTGCAGCTGGATCTGGGCCTGCCCGAGCTGAGCCCACCGCGCCCAGCCCGCCTGCGCACCCAGACCGCAGCCTCTACCCCATGCCGCCCGCCGAGCACCAGCTCCGCATGGAGCGGCTCAAGGCCATTGCCCGCGCAAACAGCGCACACCCACCTGGCGGGCGCGATCGCGCCGCTGGCACCGATCAATGAGAGGAGCGCGCACCATGCCCGCTGAACGCACGCTGCAAGACCAGCAACAAGCCACCGACGCGCTGGCCAAGAGCATTGCCACCACTGCCAAGGATCTGCGCGACTACGCCGAGGCGCTGCTCAAAGCCAGCGTAGATCTGGCCGAGACCGGCACGACCGACTTCCCCGTGGAGATGCTGCGCGGCTTTGTGACCGACGCCCGCAAGGTGGTGAGCACCCAGCTCGACGCCGTGCACGTGCACCTGCTTGAGCGCGTGAAGGACCCCGAAGCCCGCCTGGCGCTGCACCAGCTGCACTACTGCGCCCACATGGGCGCGCTGCCCCACATCAAAGCCAGCGCCCAGGTGGAGCTGCTTGCGCTCATGGCCAAGCTGCTGCGTGACAGCGGCCCTGCGGGCGAGGCCGAGGCTGCGGATGCGCACCCGGTGCATGGTGTGGGGGTGGCGGCATGAGCGCGCTCCCAGAGCACATTCAGTACGACGCGACAGCAGACGAACTGATTGTTCACGGCCGTCGGGTGTCGGTCGCTGCGTTTCAGCAGGCGTTCTTCACACACGGGCGGTGGGTGCAGGTTGTTGAAGGCCCCGGCGATCGCATCACCGTGCGCAGTGCTGTTGCCCCGGAGTTCGCGCAGGCTGCCGAGCCGCTCTACATCACAGGCTCGCAGCTTGAGCACGCTTTTCACTTCTTGACCGGCGGCGAAGTGCGCCCGCTCAACGCTGATGAGCAGGAAACCTGCCTCGCCTTGCAGTGGCTTCCCGCACGCCCAGATAACGAAGGCGGCACCATCGAAGAGGGTGTATGTGCGTGGTTGGCGGAGTATCCCGAAGAAGGATGTCTCCGGCTTGAAGAGGCGATTTCGCCGCAGCCCGACCCCGCCCAGGTTGTTCTGAACAACGCCGGAGGTCCAGCATGACCTCGCGCGCAGATCAGGTCACCGCCATGAAGCAGCACCTGGACGGCCTGGAGCATGCCGTCATCTGCTACGCGCGGGCCGAGCAGCGCGGTGACGAAGAAGGCATGCGCATGCGTGCAGGCGACTACCTCGCCCACAGCGAGGCCATCCAGCGCCTGTACCAGCGGCTGTACGGCCACTTGAAGCTTGACGGCTACGTCATCGAGGTCAAGCACCCCGCCGGCCGTGAGCCCGGCTGGACGCCCATCGTCATCCAGTCGCCCAGCCTGCACTGGGCACCCTGCCCGCAGGGCCAAGAGCCCACCGTGGTGCAGAGCTGGCTGGTGGCCGACTGGCTGGCCAGCCACATCGGCAGCGATCGAGACCACCTGCGCGTGCGCACGCGCTCTGCAACCCCACACCTTCAGCCCTCACAGGAGGCCGCATGACCGCACAAGTCAGCATGATCCCGCTCGATCACATCGAGGAAAGCCCGTTCAACCCGCGCAAGCACTTCAACGACGCCACGCTCGCCGAGCTGGCAGAGAGCATCAAGCACGCCGGCCTGCAGCAGCCCATCAAGGTCCGCCCCATCGGCCAGCATGACGACGGCTACCTGCTCTACCAGGCCGTCTTTGGCCACCGCCGCCTGCGTGCCGCGCGCCTGGCCGGCCTGGACAAGGTGCCCGCGCTGGTGGAGGACATGAGCGACGACCAGGTCAAGGTCGCGCAGATTGCCGAGAACCTGCACCGCGAAGACGTGACGCCGCTGGAGGAGGCCGAGGCACTCGACCAGCTGCGCAAGGAACACGGCTACACCACCGCCGAGCTGCAGCGCACCGCAGGCAAGAGCCGCACCTACGTTTTCAACCGCCTCAAGCTGCTGGAGGCCAGTGCAGACGTCCGCACCGCCATTGCGCAAGGGCGCCTGCAGGCCGACGCTGCCCTGCCCATTGCCCGCCTGCCCAGCCACACCCTGCAGAACGCCGTGCTGGCCGAGGTGCTGGAGGGCGTGACGCTCTGGGCAGGTGGCGAGCGCATCACCCAGCCGCTGAGCGTGCGCCAGGTCGAGGATCTGGTGCGAGACAAGCGCACCCCGCTGGCCGGCGTGCACTTCCAACTCTGGGACGCTACGCTGGTGCCAGACGCCGGCAGCTGCACCGGCTGCCGCAAGAACACCACCAACTGCCCCGAGCTGCTGGAAGAAGGCATCGAGGCCGATCTGTGCATGGACAAGGCCTGCCTAGATGGCAAGGCCGCAGCGCACCTGCAGGCGCTGGTGGCACCGCTTGAAGCGGCAGGCGCCAAACACTGGGATCTGGTTTCGTACCAGCGGCAATGGGCGTTAGACGGCGGCCAGATCGTCGATTTCACCCGCTGGCGCACGGCCTACGAAAAGAAGCACCAGCTCGACGGTGTGAAGTACTGGATTAAGGACGGCCAGGTGCAACTAGTCATCGAGCTGGATCTGCTGATGCAGAGACTGCCGGCTGCGGCCAAGCACTTCAAGGCCAAAGAGCATTCCGCGAGTGATGCGCAGAGTGCTCACAACGCAGCGGCTAAGGAAGATGGCTGGATGAGCCACCATGCGGCGAAATCCGCGCTGCTCGAAGAGATTGAGCAGGCGCTCATGGCCCAGCATCCGCTCACGCTGACTGCGCCGGACTTTCATGCGGTCTGCGCGCTGGCGCTGAATGCCGAGGACTGGTATGCCGAGCATCGAGCCAGCGTGAAGGCGGCGCTGGAGATCGATGACGATGCGTTTGAAAGCATCGAAACCATCTTCGAGCTCGGCGAGCAGGCCTCAGATCAGCTCGCGCAGTACGCCGTCATCATCTCCATGATGGCTCTGGTGAGCTGCGCGGTCGGCTATCGGCCGGAGTACTCCAAGGGCTTGAGCCCCAACACCATCGCGGCATTCAACCGCCACGGCGTTGACGTGCTCGGCATCTACCAGAAGCACTTCCCCGAGGCCGCCAGCGCAGCTGCCGGCGAGCAAGAGCAGCCCGCGGCCGATCCGCGCCAACAGTCCCTGCTGGAGGTCGCCGATGCTGCTGCGCTTTGAACCCCTGTGGCGCCTGCTCGCGTGGCTGGTGTGCCGCCCGGCCGTGCGCCAGGCGCTGATCCGCCACGCGATGAAGCACCCCTACTTCGACATCCATGACGTCGATGGCCAGCTGTACATGCGCCGCTGGTGGCTGGTGAAAGAGCACAGCTGGCTGCCGTTCAGCATCCGCATCCACCACATCGTGCGGCCAGACCGGGAGCGCGATCTGCACGATCACCCATGGAACTTCCGCACCATCG